TATTTTTTGTTTAAGAGCCGTTTTCCTTTTTGGGGCGGTTCTTTTAGTTTTAGGTCTTGTGGGAATTGTACATCATAAAATTTGCTGAGGGGCGGGCGGCTGTGATGTGAACGAAAATTAGGGGGTAGGACAATGGGCAGGAAGCCGAAAGACAGTGGAAATATAAAGAAAGCTGAGCAGCTTTATCGCAAAGGTTTAAAGCTGGTTGAAATAGCTGAATGTCTTGACGTTCCTCCGGGTACTGTTCGGCGGTGGAAAAGCACATATAAGTGGGAAGAATCGCTGAAAAAAACAAATCGAACGTTCGGAAATACTAAAAATGTGCGTTCGGAAGCTGACGTTAAAAATGAAGCTTTGCTTGGAAATGGAAACGCTATAGGTCATAAAGGGCGGAATAGAAGTAAAAATCAGAATGCCGCTACACATGGAGCGTATAGTAAAGAATACCTTATAAAGCTTGGAACCAGCGATATTGAAATGATAAATAGTATTGATTTTAATGATGAAGAAGAAATTTTGATTGCGCAGATTAAACAGTATACAGCCAGGGAAATATATTTATGCAATCAATTGCAGGAGCTTGAAAAGCGTACAGATAACGACGGTTTAATGATTGTTGGCTCTGAATTTGCGGTGACAAAAGACGATTTTAGAGGCGCGAATGGAAGGGTAGGAACATCTGAAGTTCGGCGAACGCTTAAAGGCTCTGAACTTGATGCTCTTATTAAACTTAATGCAGAACTTACTAAGGTACAGTCTAATAAAGTTAAAGCTATAACATCGCTTGCCCGCATACGAAAGGACAAAGCGGAAATTAACAGTATAATACATGGCGGCAGTATTGAGGCAGCAGCTGAACCAATAACAATTTATCTGCCGGACAACGGCCGGGAGGGATAATATGATTATTAAACCTCAAGAAGGTCCGCAGGAGCAGTTTTTATCATCTCAGGCTGATATTTGTATATATGGCGGAGCAGCCGGAGGCGGCAAGACGTATGCTTTATTGCTTGAACCGCTTCGGCATGTAAAGAACAGCGGTTTTGGCTGTGTTATATTCCGCAAGAACGCCAATCAGATATTTGCTGAAGGCGGTCTTTGGGATACATCGTATTCGATATATCCACATGTTGGCGGTGTGCCCAAAATGACGCCTACACCGACATGGAACTTTCCGTCCGGTATGAAAGTATCTTTTGGACACATAGACCAGGAAAAGGACGTTTTAAAGTGGCAAGGGTCACAGATAGCTATGATTGCATTTGACGAGCTGACGCATTTCACTGAACAACAGTTTTGGTATATGATGTCACGTAATCGTTCAAGTTCAGGTATTGCCGGATATATAAGGGCAACGTGCAATCCGGATGCGGATTCGTGGGTTGCTTCTTTTATTTCGTGGTGGTGGGATGAAAATACAGGGTATCCCATACCGGAGCGCAGCGGCGTAATTAGATATTTTATTAGGCGCGATGGTGAGATTAAGTGGGCGTCAAGTGAAAAAGAACTGTGTGAGAAATACGGACTTACAACTGCGGAAGATAAAGCTCAGATTAAATCAGCAACATTTGTGGCTTCTAAATTAACGGATAATAAGATTCTAATGGATAATGACCCGTCATATCTTGCTAATCTGAAAGCGTTAACCCTCGTTGACCAAGAACGATTATTGTACGGAAACTGGAAAATCAGGCCGGCGGCCGGGTTGTTCTTTCAGCGATCACAGATACCTGATGATGGTTGGCTTGATGAGATACCGGCTGATGTTTCAATATGGGTTAGGGCTTGGGATTTGGCGGCGACAGCAGAAAGCGAAGGCGGAGAACCTGCGTATACAGCAGGAGTGCTTATTGGCAAACGCCGAAGCAATGGAAGATATGTGATAGCTGATGTTACAAATAAACGGTTGGCGGCAGACGCGGCACGGCAGCACATAAAAGCAACTGCTATTATGGATAAGCAGCGTAAAGGGAGTAGTATGAAGATAAGACTTCCGCAGGACCCGGGTCAGGCCGGAAAGGCACAGGCGGCGGATTTTGTGAAGTTTCTTACAGGATTTAACGTTTCTATTGAGCTTGAGTCGGGAAGCAAAGAGACGCGCGCTGAGCCATTTGCGGCCCAATGGCAGCATGGAAATGTCGAGATTGTTAAAGGGGAATGGAATGAGAGCTATCTCAATCAGCTTGAATCGTTCCCGGAGGGTAAGTTTAAGGATATGGTGGACGCGAGCAGTTCCGGATTTAACGAGCTGACAAAATCCAATATAACATCTTTGCCGCCGATAACCGGAAGTTTAGGCAGGCAGAGCTACTGGAAGAGGTGATAAAGATGAGAAATTTTAAAGAATCAGGCCGGGTTGGGCAAAAACGGTTTGGCGGAATATTTTACGAAGAATTTTTGCAGGAGCTGCAAGGCAGAAAAGGAATAGAGACATATCGGGAGATGTCAGAAAACGATGATGTAATTGGTGCAGTCTTATATGCTATAGAGATGCTTATTCGTCAGGTTGAGTGGAATACACAGCCGGGCGGAGGCGGACAGTCAGCTGCTGACATTGAGGCGGCTCGGTTTGTGTGGGAGTGTATGAATGATATGATGGACACATGGAATGATACCGTCAGCGAGATATTATCTATGTTAATCTATGGCTGGTCGGCGCACGAAATTGTATATAAGCGCCGCTGCGGACGCAAGAAGGACAGCAGACTTAACAGTAAATATAATGATGGACTAATTGGGTGGAAGGGATTGCCTATTAGGTCACAGGAAACATTATATGAATGGCAGATTGACAGCCAAGATAATGTTACTGCTATGATTCAGATGCCGCCGCCGGATTATGGAATGATAAGCATACCTATAGAAAAACTATTGTTGTTTAGGACAAAAAGCCGCAAGGCTAATCCTGAAGGACGTTCTATACTTAGAAACGCTTATCGAAGCTGGTATTTTAAAAAGAGAATACAGGAGATTGAGGGAATAGGAATAGAACGCGACCTGGCGGGACTGCCGACGTTAACTCCTCCCGAAGGGGTGGATATTTGGAACAGCGAGGACCCTCAAATGGCGGAACAATTGGCAAGGGCGGAAAAAATAGTCACACAGATTAAACGTGATTCGCTGGAAGGGGTAGTTATCCCTCCGGGGTGGACGCTCGAACTGCTGACTACCGGAGGACAAAGACAATTTGATACAAACGCAATCATAGAAAGATATGACAGCCGTATGGCGATGACCGTGCTGGCTGATTTTATTTTACTTGGTCACCAAAAAGTTGGTACGTTTGCTTTGTCAAGTGATAAATCCAGGCTGTTTGCTTCAGCTGTAAATGCTTATCTTGATATGATAGTTGAGGTGTTTAATAAAAAAGCGATACCGGATTTGATTGATATTAATTGTGAACATTTTTCGGGAATAACAGACTATCCTATACTCACACATGCCGGTGTTGATGATGTTGACCTTGCGGCTATTGGAACATTTATAAAAGACCTTGTCGGCGCGGGAATATTATCACCCGATGATAATTTGGAAGACCACCTTAGAGATGTTGCACATTTACCCGAAAGGATAGAGGAGGGATAAAATGTATGCTTGCTGCAAAGAAATTTGGAGGAAATGAACAACCGGTTCTTTCGGAGGAACATACTGATAGACAGAAAAATATATTAAAACGAGTAAAAAAGCTGTTGGATGACTTTGGAAAACCCACTATACCGAAACTTGTTGGTTTGTGGAATAATCAGCAGGAGGAACTGAATTTTGCGGATTATCTTAAAATCTATACGATATGTTTTTATTACTATGATGTTATTGAACCTGAACGTGAAGAAGCCCACCGAGAAGAGTTAAATAATATTTTGGCTCCCGAACTTGTAAGGGAATTTGCGGATAACACAATGACGGAAACTATAATGCAGGCAATGGGTCAGTCTGTTATTGATATTGCTGCTGATTTTCCTGTGACAGAAAATGCGTGGGTTACGGTTGAGGATTTAAAACGAGAATGGAGCACGCAAAGAGCAGATGATTTCTATTTATATGTTACAGAACCAAACTATGATAATGTGAAAAATATTACAGAGTTTGGCATAAAGAATGGATACTCGCCAAATTCTATTCTCGACATAGTAAAGAATGTAATTGGTCTAAACAAAATACAGTGTGAACGCTATAAGAAGTATTTTAATGGCGTATTGGAAGAATTGAAACAGACTAATCCAAATACGAATATCAATGACCTTATAAAAAGAGCGGCCAAAATAACAAGACGATATGCAAACAAGCTCCGCATCGAACGGGCCAAAAGCATAATACGTTCAGAGCTTGTACTTGCAAACTCTAAGATACAAGAGGAATATATTAAGCTGCTGCAAAAATTTGGCTTGGCAGAACAAGTGGTAAAAAGATGGGTGACATCGGAACTGGATAATGTTTGCGCACTGTGCAGAGGGCTAAACGGCGTTACTGTTAAAGTTGGAGAAGATTTTCCTGATACGATTGATGTTATTGGAAAAAATGGCGTGATAATAGCTCATACATTGAAAAACTTTTTTGGAGAACATCGATTTTATCCGCCTGTACATCCAAATTGCTGTTGTGGTATAGAATATATCGAGGTTGCTGCCGGACCTCAAAACAGGTTTGTTCAGCAGCCGGTTGTTTGATAATTCAAATAAAAGACGTGAATATACTCACGTCTTTTTTGTTTGCCGGAAAGTGAGGTGATATAAAATGAAAATGTTTAATGAGCTTGTGAATATTAAAAAGCGAGCAGAGCCTGAAATAAAAAGCAGGTTTAAAATACAAAAGAGCAATGATGACAAAATGCTTGCTTTTGGTTGGGCATCTGTAGCAATAAGAACAACCGGAGAAACCGTGGACGATTACCAAAACGATGTTCTCGACCCGGAAGAGCTGGAGGATGCGGCATATAAATATGTGGAATTCTATGGCGACGGAGGAGAACAGCACGAACGCGGCGGAGCGGCAACTATAATCGAAAGCATTGTTTTCACTAAAGAAAAGCAGTTTGCGCTTGGTCTTACCGAAAACAGCTTGCCGGAAGCCTGGTGGATTGGGTTTCATGTTCACGACCCGGAGGTTTGGGAAAAGGTCAAAGACGGAACATATCCTATGTTTTCTATTGAAGGTGAAGCAATCAGAGAAGAAATATAACAGAAAGGAATAGTGCAGATGTCAACTAAACTTAAAAATCTGACAATTAAAAAAGTGGATTTTGTTAAACAAGGGGCTAACCCTGATGCATATGTAAAACTTTTTAAGTCTAAGAATGTTTTAGCCGATAACACTTATGACAATATTATCGGTTCATTAGGTTTTAAAAGCATAAAAAAAGGTGATATAAAAACATGCAATGAAACATATGCGGATGGAATGCTGAGAAAAATACAGGACGAAATTTGGGCTGTGTGCTGTGCTCTTCAGGAATCATTAGTATCGGCGCTTAAAGACGGTGAAGCAGAAAACAGACAGCAGAATATGGAAGAGAATATAAAACAGTTTGACGATGTGATAAAAAACTGTATAGTCTCATGGTCAATATTTGAGGAAGCAAAAGTTCAGATAGCAGATAATTTTCCTGTACTATATAAATCAGTAAAAAATAATATAAATAAAAAAGGAGCTGAAGATAACATGAACGAAGCAGAAATATTTAACGCTGAGAATTTGACTGAAGAAGAAACCAAGGTGCTGAAGAGTTTAATTGCTAAAGGCTGCGGAAAACAGGATACAGACAAGTCAAGTGAGAAAGAGAAAGGCAAAGAGGATAGCAAAAATTCGGACGTAAGTGACAAGGTTGCAGCGAAGCCGAATGCTGAAGACGACAAAAAGGAATCCTTTGATGACAATGGATTAAAAGGCGGCAAAAGCAAAACTAAAACTGCAAAGAGTAAAGATGATGAGAACAATGATATATATAAGGGGATTCATCCGGCAGTTGCAGCAGAGCTTGAAGCGCTGAAAAAGTTTCGTGATGATGCAGAGACAAAGGAGCTTGAAAGTATTGCAAAGAAGTATGAAATACTAGGCAAGAAAACCGAGGATTTAGTTCCGCTGTTTAAGTCTATGAAAGCGGCAAATGATGGCTCATATGAATCGATGATATCTGTTCTTGACGAAAGTCTGAAACTTGTTGAGAAGAATGGAATATTTAACGAGATCGGTAAGAGCGGTGACGGCTCTATGAGGTCTGTTAGAAAGTCTGAAAGTAAAGCGGAGGCACTGGCTCAGGAGATAAAGAAAAGTAATCCGGGCATGACAACTGAGCAGGCAATGGCAACTGTTTGGGACAAGCACCCTGAACTGATGCAGGAATATGATAATGAAATTGGAGGTACATACTAATGAAACAATGGTTGACAAACGCGATTAACTCATCGCCGACAAAAGGCTTTGCGGCTGCCGCAGACATGAGCGATATAGGCGGCAAGGCTGTAAAATTTAATAGTGACGGGAAGATAGTACTTTGCAGCACGGCAGGTGAAAATGCTGTAGGAATAGTAACTGTTGACAACGATATGTCTGTTAAAGCAGGTGATACAGTATCTATACAGCTGAAAGACAGCGGAGTAGTTAGGCTTGGCGCTGATATAACCAAAGGCACAGAGCTTGCTGTAAACGCAAATGGTGAATTTGCTGCAGCTTCGGCCGGTGATTATGTTATAGCTATTGCGTTAGGTGACGGTGCTTCCGGCACATTGTGTGCGGCAATGCTGTCAAGATATATAAAATCTGCGTCCGCAGATAGTAATGAGGAGGTAACTAATAATGGCTAATCAAATTAATTTAACACAAATGATATCAAAGGGCAGAACACCGGTAAACACACCGCTTACAACAATATCAACAGCGTATTTTCAATCAAAGACCGACGGGGCGCTTAACTTTTTTCCAAGCGTGCCAGTGTCTTTGTCAAGTTCTTTTTTCTATAAATTTGACAAGGCGTCATTGCTCAGAGATAACGTACAGCGCAAGCCGATACTCGGCAAGGTTGACCCTACTGTGATCGCTTCTGATACTGACAGCTATCAGTGCTTGCCGGAACAGATTATTTTAGGTTATGACGAGATAAATCAATCTGACATACTTCGTACAGGCGCGCCGGGGATGATGGACCTCAGAAAGAGCAAAGCAAAGATAATCGCAGAGCAGATTTACATTCATCAAAACAAGATGTTTGCGCGTGAATTTTTTAACGCTGATGCTTGGGGAAATGTTAAAACCGGCGGTTCTTCTATAGGCTCAGGAGTTGACTTTGTGCAGTTTGATAACAGCAATTCTGACCCAATCGGTTTGATTCAAAGCACAATTACTGATATTAAGAGGACAACCGGCAGGAAACCTAACAAGCTCGGATTGGGGCAAAGAGTGTTTGACGCACTTATAAAAAATGAGGATATAAAGGAGCGGGTTATATATGGCGGAACCACGGCTAATCCTGCTCTTGTTACAGAAAACGTTTTGGCTCAGGTGCTTGGAGTAGAAAAGATAATTGTATTTGACAGTGTTTGGAACAGCGCTGACCTTGGAGCTGAGGAAAACATGGAGTTCATTTGTGACGAAAACTCTATGCTTCTAGTATACGCAGCGCCAACACCGGCGATTGATACTCCGACAGCAGGATATACTTTTACGTGGGATATGGGAATAGGAGCGACTAACCCAATTGTTGAGTTTGAGGGCGATAGTTTTACTTACTCAAGGTATATCGGCGGTATGATGTCAACATGTAGAAAGAAGGTTTGTGACGACCTTGGAGTGTTTTTCAAGAATGCTGTTGCGCCTAAGGCTTAATATTAGGAGGATGTGGCTATGTATATAGTTTTAAAACGTGTTTGTCTCGGCGGAAAAATATATTATCCCGGCGACAAGATAGATGATAGTAAAGAAATAAAATATGGGCTTAAACTGCTGCAAAACAAAGGATGTGTTATTAATTCCGACAGGATTGATGATTTGCCTAATATTACAGCACAAGCAGAAGACATGGAGATTGATATATTATGTAACGGAACCACAGTTTTAATTCCGGCAGAGGATATCAAGAAAATTTTTGAAATACTGCAATGTAAAGCTGAGGATGCGAAATCAGCTATAGAGAAATGTCAATCAGTGCCTATGCTGAAGCTGTTGAGCGCTATAGAAAGCAGAAAAACTGTTAAAACAGCTGCCGATTCAGTTTTAAGAAGCTTAACAAACAATGAAAATGAAGAAGTTTAAGGCGGTGGGTAAATATGAACTATTCATATAATCCGGATAATATTTCAAAAAATGGTATTGACCGTATGCGCTTTGAGCTGGGAGATACGGTTTTTAATCCCGGAGAGCTTACTGCCGCGCTTACTGATGCGGAATACGAAGCGGTGCTGAGCAGATACCCTGAAAATTTCAAACGGGCAAAGCTTGAATGCTTAAAAGCGATACTTATGAAGTTTTCACATCAAGTTACAATGAAAGTTGGTCCTGTGAGTTATAACTTTAGTGACAGAGTAAAGTTTTGGCAGGATATGTATAATTCTTTAAAATCAGAAGCGAGGTTAGACGTACCTGTTATGGCTTCATCAATTACTGATGGAGAGGGCAGTGCGTCTTATTTTTATGTTGATTTGCATTCTAACAAGGGAAAGGGATATTAATTATGTTCAATGCTAATTTTCGGCCGGGAGAGGGATTTTTGTTGTTTAATGTATATTCCGGATTCGGGGAAGTAACAAGCGCCGGACATCCTGTAACTTCTAAATATACTAAGACTAATATTTCATTTTATGCGGTATTGGCTGAGGCAGACCCTAGGGAGATAACGGAGTGGAGGCAGAACAATCATCCTATTACTCATACGGTTGTACAGTATGGCGCCGGTGCGTCTGCCAAACCTACTGATTATCTTATAACATGTGATGGCAGACAGTTTTGCGTAAAAGGAGTATCAAACGCAGGAGGCCTCAGCGCTGCAATGATTTATAAAGTAGAAGAAAGGTATGATAAAAATGAGCTTGTTGGAAAATTGGCTGGAAATGAAAAGTAAAATTATTAACCAAATACAGCAGAGAGGGTTAAAAGCAGCGGCTGAAATTGCCCGTTCGCCCCAAAATATAATGACGCAGCCCGGACCGTCGGCTCCGGGCGATGTGCCTGGTGTTAGGAGCGGCGCGTATCGAAGTTCATACGAACCGCGCTCTGAAAATACTGCAATGGGAGTTAGGGCGATTGCAGAAAGTAATTTATCTGTGGGAAAATGGAATCTAGGTGCACTGCTTGAAGGCGGAACCCGAAAAATGGCTGCGCGTCCGCATGCTGAAAAAATATTGCAGGACGCTCTTCCCAGAGCTATATCAATATTTAGTGAGCCTTATGATGTTTAAGGAGGAAAGAATATGATTTTTGAAGAGCTGATACAGCTGCATTTAACTTCCTGCGATAAACTTACAGATAGGCTTGCTGTTTACAATAACGTGCCGGCGGTGTTTAATCAAAAAGCGCCGCCGGATGATGACATACTGTGGGAAAACGGAGTACAGTATAGCAGAGCTATATTTTACGCTGTTATGCAGCGCGATAAAGAACGGGAAACAAGCGGGGCATTGACAGTTGATATACACTGCCGGGACAGTGAGACTGACTTTGAAGGGCTTGGTCAGATTTTGAGAGACAGACTGGACGGATATTTATTTACTTCAAAACAAAATACAATTGCTGTTAAGTGGAGTGACACTAAGTATTTTCCGTTTCCGGATAAGAATATAACGGTAATTTCATTATTATTCGAACTGCTTGCGTTTCCGTGTCAGGAATCGAGCGAACCTGACCCTGTTAGACTTATTAATTCGTGGACAAAAACATTGCTGCCGAGCGCTAAAATTTTAGGCAGTGAAGATATTGAGCCTATATTTAAGCCAACTCGTGAAAGACCTGTTATATATTGGCGTTTGTTTTCGTCCGCGCCGTGGGCAAAAATGCCGCCTACATCCGCAGGGTGCTGGTATTTGGCTGTTATGTATTGTCATGTGCTGGCTCAGGATACGGCAGCGCAGAATAAAATTGCCATGGATATTTGTCAGGCGCTTAATGTACAGAAAGTTCTGAAATTTTCTAATGGAACTGCAATGCGAATAGACTGGAATAACAAGCTTTCGTTTGGCACAGACGAACTTAGGACAGGCCAGCTATATACAGAGGGGACATACTGTTATTTAACACCTATAGAACCATCGGAAAAATTAAAATATATTAATATTAGAACAAAAGGAGTGAGCGAAAATGGCTGAAAAGGCTTTAAATAAGGAAACATCAGTTAATGTTAAAGCGGATGAAAAGAGGAGCACGCCTCCTAAAGAGAGTGTATACAGTATAAAAGAAATTGCTGAAGCAGCTCCAAAACTTTTTGGCGTGCCAAGACATTTGGCAATAACAGCGCTTAACGAGGCCGGAGCTCGGATGATAACAATTGGGCAGGCTAAGACAATAATTGATAAATTTAAGAATCGGGAGGTAAAAGAGTAATGAGCGAGAGATACCAGCAAGGAGAGACAAAGGTACGCCCTAATATTTATAAACGTCAAGAAAATGTCAGCGGCGCTGCAATAGCGGGCGCTGTTGACGGAATTGGAGCGATTACCATAAAGGCTGATTGGGGACCTTTAAATAAAGTGTGCACTTTCACCGGACGAAGTGCTGAATCTGATATTTTATCTGCATATGGCACCGGCGGAACGGTTGACGCGGCTATTTCCATGTTTAGGGGAGGTTTAAGCACAATTAATGTTATCAGATTAGGCACCGGCGGAGCAAAAGCAACCGTAACGCTTAAAAGCGGTGCAGCTGACTGCATTGTTTTAACTGCTAAATATGAAGGCAAACGCAGTTTTTCTGTATCTGTTAGAAACAAACTTAGTGAAGACAATGTTAAGGAATTTATTGTATATGAAGGCACAGCTGAACTTGAAAAAATAAGTTTTCCTGCAGGCGATGATGAATCTGCTGTTCTTGCGGAGGCAATAAATGCTAAGAGCAGTATATTTGACGCGGGAACAGAGGGGGAAGCCTCTGTTGTTGATATAGTTTCTCAAACGCCCGTATCAGGCGGAGAAAGCCCAACAGTAACAAATTCCGATTATGCCGCCGCATTCTCGAAACTTGAATCATACAAGTACAAAGGGATTGCTCTTGATACGCTCGAAACATCAATTCAGGATATGCTGTGTGCGTATCTTAAAAATGCTAAAGCAAAAGGCAGAGAAAGAATCGGAATTATCGGGGCTTCAACAGATGTTGATTTTTCTGTGCGTGTTTCAAATGCAAAGAGCAAGAATGATTGGTGTATTGTGTATTTTGGAAGCAGTTATATTAACAGCGAAGGCAATGAGATTAAAGGAATAAACGCGGTTGCAACAGCAGCAGGAATGATTACTGCCGCTGCTTCAAATAAATCAATAGTACACACTGCTATACCTGGGGCTGCGGCAATTGGCGAACGTTTAGAAGATGACCAGTATGTTGAGGCAATAAACAATGGACTGCTGCTGCTTTCTGAGGGACCCAACGGCGAAGTGTGGTTTGACAGCGGAATTAATACTTTAACGACCCTTGCGGAGGATGAAGATGAGGGCTGGAAAAAGATAAAACGCGTTAAGGTGCGTATTGAGGCGATGGACCGTATTGACAGACAGCTTGCGCCGCTTATTGGTAATGTCAGCGGAAATTCTGACGGCATTGGAATCGTGATTCAGGAAGGAAGTAAGGTTCTTTCAGCTATGGAATCTGAAAATAAAATTTTCTCCGGCGCAAAGTTCTATCTTGACCCGGAGCTTGGATATGCTGCTGACAGCGCATGGTTTATTGTTGAATTTGACGATGTGGATACTCTTGAAAAAATATATTTAAATTACTATTTCCGTTATAAGGCGGAATAAAGAAAGGAGCATTAAATTATGGCTTTAAATGCAAATAACGTTTTAGACACTACCGAACTTGCAACCGGAAAAGATGGAAAATTATTTGTGACAATTAATGGAACAGTATATTTTCTCGCGGAGGTTGACACGTTTTCGACCAATATGGAAGTGCAAAGTGTTGATGTGCAGCCTGTTGGTTCAATAGTGGTAGGAGCGGTTCCTACAGGAGTAATTTTTACTTTAAATTATTCAGAAATGGTGGTACGGGATGACGTGACGCTGGAACCGCTGCTTAAATCAATAAAAGACGGTTACATTCCAATTTATACATTCCAAGGCGTGATTAGCAAACCGGACGGAAGTTCGGAAGAAAAGGTTACATATGATAAAGCTGTGCCGATAGGTTCATTCGGACTTCAGAACCTAACACCGGGTGAAGTAGTAAAACGTGAGGCGAACTTTAGAATAAATAAAGTTCCGGAAGTGATTTCATCAATGGCATCAACATATTTATCAGTTTAGGTTTATTTATAAGCGTCTTGTATACTGCAGGGCGCTTACTATTTTATATTTTAGGAGGATAATAGATATGGAAAGCAATAAGGACACTAATTTGTTAGGATTAGACGGCAGTTCAAATTTTGAAAGAGACGAATATAATCTTGTTAACGCATTAATGCAAGCGTCGAATTTTAAAGAAGACGGAGAAAAGAAACGAATCGAAATCAGAAGAGATAATAAAGTTTTGTTTTCGTTTACCATACGTCCGCTGAGCGAGGAAGAAGTTGATAAATGTTATGAAAAGGCTACTAGTTATACAGCCAACCCGGCAGGACGCAAGTATCCGCCGATACCGAAAAAGACAAATAAATCATTACAGAATTCATATATGATTTACACGGCAACCATTGACGAAGATAAAAACAAAATATGGGATAACCCTGATTTTAAGAGCGCTAAGGGTATTGTTCAGGGTGTTGAATCTATTGATTTGCTGCTTAAAGCAGGAGAAAAAGAAAGGGTGCTTGAGAAGATTTCAGGAATCAGCGGATTTTCAGAAGAAGTAGACGATGAAGAAGCAATAAAAAACTAATTGAGCACAGCCCTCTGCTTAATGGACTATATAGGTTATGGGTATATAAAGACTATATGCCTTGGGATATAATCAGTTTGCCTCGGCAGCAGAGGAAGGTGCTGTTTACATTTATGGACTATGCGATTGAGCATAAGGATATAGACGTGAAAATAAAAAATCTAAATACAAAGTGAGGTGATAAATATGGCAGAAACGGTTGTTATTGATATTGAAGCGGAGCTTAAAGATAACGCTTCAGCCGGTATAGACGCGCTCAGCAAAAAGGTTGATGAACTCAACGGTAAAAAAATTACTATATCTGCTGACGCTGTGTCAGGTGAAGTTGAAAAGGTTGGAAAAACCATTCAAAAGGCTAAAAGAAGTATAACAGACTATGGCGATCCTGCTAAAACAAACATTATGACAAGAAGAACCGAGGCAAGAATGACAAACCGGGCTCCTATTACGAAAGTAAATGCTAATAGAATAGGTCAAGAGGTAACGTCTGCTATCAGCAGAGCGGCCGGAACAGCAAAAATGTCTGTCAATGCTGAAATCACCGGCAAGGCTGGGGATATATTTAATGGCAAAACCATAAAAATACGAACTGAACCCGTTGGAACTTCAAAGGATTGGATGCACCGTGACGGAATATATGGCAGTGGCTATTATAGCCGCAAAGCTGCAATTTCTGATATGGCCAGCAGGGCAGCGTCAGCGGCGGAATATATGCCCAGCTCGGATTTAGGGGCGAGAGAAACAAGCGGATACAATCCGCATAGAGCATATACGGCCACAGAAATGCTTGGTGACAAGTCAGGAATGCTGCAGCTGGCAAATATCGGAGGAGAAAAACAGCCGTATTTATACAATAAGCCCATTTCGCTCAGGACGGAGCGGTTTGGCAGTTCTAAAAAATGGTATCCGGGAAGTGATGATACAAAGAAAATTCTGTACGGAGGACAGGAGACAGCCATGGCGGTAAGTGATTTTGGCGACACTGTTAACAACATTGGAAAGACTTTAAGAAAACAGACAGAGGAAGTAAAAAACATCACAAATTCAGGAAGCTCACAAAATAAAAGAGCGCTGACATCATTTGCAAATTCTATGGCTAGAGCTGCGGCTGTAAGCGCGTTTAGGAGCGCAGGAAGCGATATTTTAGACGGTATGAGCAATGAAAATCCTATAGATTCTAGAAACGCAGCTCAAAGAGGGCTTGTGAAGGGCGGAATTGTTGGAGCCGGGGCGTTAATCGGAACAGCTTTCGGAATGCCTATGATTGGCGCCGGTGTTGGAGGTCTTGTGGCGCAGACAATGGGTGACGACATGTGGGGTCTTCAAAAGTCGGCGGAACAAATAAGACAGGAAGCCTTAGACAAATATTTTGGCAATGTGGCAATAGCAATGGATGATGTTTTGTCAGTTGCTAAAAATCTTTCAGGTATCGATAATTTTTCTTCTAAAATCTCTTTCTCGGATTCTCTCAAGGGTGCGGCTGATATGCGTACAAGACTGCAGGGAGTGACCGGAGACCTAAAAAGTTTAGGCTCTGTAATAAACTTTAATAATGCAATGCAGTCACCTGTACCGGCAGAGCATTTAGAGAGGTATACAAGGTCGATTAGTGATTTTACAAGTTCTGCAAAAGACTATTTAAATACCCAGTGGCTAAATAACCTTTATTCGGTTGATGATTTGTTTGGTTCTGGAAATAATATGGTAGAATCAATTTCAAACCGGTACTCGGGCGCAGTTAAAGATATAACCAATTATGAAAATGAATTGGGAAATATGATTAATAAGTATATGGAAGACGGGCAATTGGATATGACGGAAACGGCCGGGATTCAGGATATAGTGGTAAAAATGAAAGGGATAATTGACGATATTACTATTGCGGAGTCGGCTATAGACTTGGATAACTATCATTTTCTTGCAAAGAACGGTCTTATTAGTGAGGATTCCTTTGGCAACGTATTTAATCAAGTAGGAGCGGGGTTTGATGACAGGATAAATGATTTATTCAGGGAAATGAATGTTGCAATAAGGGCAGGAACGGATCCCGCTCAAGCTTCGGCGAGCGCGTGGGGAAAGGCAGTGCCCTTGATTACTCAAAAGAAGGATAATCAGCTGGCTTTGCAGTATGAGATGTTTGGCAATGAGTTTAACACTGGACGGGAAGCGTACGCAGGAAAAGCAAATGAATTCTTTAATTATTTGTCTGGAATGAGTGGTAATGACCTTGCTAATGTTGATAAAGCATTGAATAATGGAGGCAAGTATACACTTAACGGTAATCCGCAGGGGCTTAGTCAGGCTATGGGTATGAACCAAATAGGTGATTATTCACGAGAGATAATGAAGAAAAATTATGATATGCACGATGTCAGCGGGCTTGAGCGTCAGGCGCAGGCAGCTATGGCCGCGAATGCTCCGGGAGCGGAAGGGCTGTTATATAGGCTTGCGGATATTTATGAAATGGGAGCGATGGGCGGAGATGCTAGCGCTCTGCAAAAATATGCTGGCATGAAAATGGCAAGCGACAGAGACGCGTCAGCTTTTATGGACGGTTTGATTTCTACAGGAAAAGCTACAAAATACTTTGATCAAAGTTTGCTTGATTCTTATGCGTTTGCTAGAAATGGCTATAATGACGCAGGTTTTGGCACCAGGCCTGAAATAGGCAGCAATAATAATCCTTTGGGGAGAAATATTCAGCCTGATAAAGTGGAGAATACCGGAATGGAAACTCAAAACGCACTTAACAAATCCGGCACCGCCATTGAACGGGGGGCGGCAGCATTCGGACAAAAGAACCAAGACGCTTCTGAAACATTTGCAACCGGTATAGAAAGATGGGGAGAAAGCACAAATAAGTTCACAAATGGGGCCGCACAGAATATAGTGCAGCAGGGCGACCGGCTTGCGTCTGATATTATGTCTGCTTTGGGCAGTTCATTTGGCAGTATGGACACATCAGCATTAGGAAAAATGGATATAGGACAAAACATGATGAACGCTATCGGAAGCAGTATAACAAACATGGATGCGTCTGTTTTTGGCAATTTGAACATTGGAAATCAGCTTATGGACTTCTTAAATTACAGTATGACAAGTATGGACGTGTCTTCTCTTGGCTCGCTTCCTATAGGCGAGACTGTAATGTCGGCAATAGGCAGCAGCATTTCAAATATGGACAGTTCTATGTTTGGCAATTTAAATATTGGAAATCAACTTATGGATTCTATAAATTTCAGTTTGTCAAATATGGATGCAAGCGCTTTAGGCTCGCTGCCTATAGGGGAGACTTTAATGTCCGCTATTGGAAACAGTATAACAAATATGGATATGACAGCGCTGCCGGAATTTAATATCGGTGAATCAATTATGAATTCGATAAGTTCAAGCATAGCAACAATAGATGTTTCATCTATGCCTGAAATGAACATTGGTCAAAACATAATGAATTCAATAAATGAATCTATTGGCAGTATTGAAGCCGGCGGGATTGGTGAAATGCTGCAAAGTCAAATTTCAGCTTCAATGGAATCTATTACGGTTGAGGCAGCAATTACTGTTAATCCTACGTATGAATTGTCTGATGGAGGAGCCGGGATAATGGAACAGCTTTCAGCATTGTCAGCATATGCTGAGGTGCCTGTTATGATTAATGCAATGGATAATGTTACTCCTATAGCAGCGGCGGCAACAGCGGCAATAAACTCAATCCCTACAGGATGGCACACAAATTTAACCTGCAGCGACGGTATCAGCGGACCAGCTTCTGCGGCTGCAGCGGCGGTAAACTCGATTCCAACCAGCAAACATGTTACTTTATCCTTTACTCAGATAGGGTCTCTACCTTCTATCGGAGGACATGCAACAGGAGGAATCGTGAGCGGCAGACAGCTGTCCTGGGTAGGAGAAGAAAGACCGGAGGCTATTATACCGTTGGTTAATTCACGGCGTGACAGAGGCATTGACCTTTGGATGCAGACCGGGCGTATGCTTGGAGTAATGGAAAACGCAGAAGGCGGTATATATGGTAATACAAGCTATTATAACCCTCTTATTACTGATGACGCGCCTATTGCAGATAATGAATCATATGCGAGCGGTTTAAGCGTTGGAAATGACATTAAAGTTGATATTGGCGGAATTAATTTTGTTGTTCAGAACTCCGGTGACAACGATGTAGTTCAGACGATTAGAGATAATTACAGCGAAATAGCAAGTGAGGTTGTATCAAAGATAAATGAACGGTTAGGCGATGGATTTGCAAACACTCCAATAAAAAATTAAGCGATATACATTTATATCGCTTAATTTTAGGAGGTAAAGATATTGGGATTATTTATAGAATAATTTGTACATATCTTCAGAGTATATATCAATGTAAGATTTATCATTTTCTATTATATATAATTGATTATCTTTTTCAAACTCATATTTATACTCTGTTCCGTATGCAGACTTGAAATCGTTCTGAGAGTTCTCTTCGTTTACACCACGAAAAGTTTGAAATCTAGTTTTACTTTCATTAAAGTCACCAGTGTGTATAGTAGCAACTTTGTCATTATAATAATTTATAATCAAAGATGAATCTTTATCGGTATAATATGTAGCATGGAATCCACCGGGAACATCATCAAGAGGTTCACTGTATTTTGGTTCAGGTTCACCGTAAATTTTCTCAACATCTTTGCGCGACTGGTCGAGATAGATATATTTACCTGTTACGGTGTCGAGGATATATGTATCGTCAGGTTTTGGCCGCATATTAATTGACACAGCCAAAGCAGCTGCAAGAACGACAATAATAACAGCACCTAAAATATACTTTAAGTTCTTTCGGTTAAAGATATTTTTCAAGAGAGAGATTCTTTTTTGTTTGTTTATCGGACAGCCGCAATTGGGACATGTTAGAGCCATATCACTGATTTCGTGATTACATTCAGGACATTTAGTTAAAGCCATTGTTTTCCCTCCGTTCGGTTTATATAGTATATGATATAAACATTATATTACAAATATGATATAACGTCAACACAAAAGGCGGGCGCAGCAGATATTTTATGCGCCTGCCTTTCAGCTATTTAATATAAACGGAGGACAATATATAAAGGGGGAATGGAATATGATGTCGATTATATCAATTGCTGAAAGACATACGCTTGATATTAATGTGCTTCCATGGACGCCGGACAAAATTGTATTTAAAAGCGGCGGGATAAAATATACCGCATATAACGTTATGGATGTGGGAGAGATAAAACAAGCTATAGGAACAAATTTGTTTTCAGTGTCATGGGACAGCCGCTTCCCCGGACAGGGCAATCAAAATCATGAATTTCTTGTAACTGAATGGGTGCCGTGGGTTGACCCGGAATATTATCAGGGTATGTTTTCGAAATGGAAAACCGAGGAAACCAAGTTACAGCTAATGATTACCGGAACACCGATATATCATAATGTTACACTGTCTGATTATGAGGTTACATATAAAGAGGGAAACGGTGATTATTACTATCATGCTGAGTTTTTGGAAGACAGGGACGTTTCGTTTACAGCAACTATTCCTGCAGAAGAGATCAGCGACACGATTGAACGTGATATGCCGCCCCAACCAACTATATATACTGTTGTTGAGGGTGATACTCTATGGGGAATTGCGCAGAGGTTTTTAGGAGACGGAATGAGGCACGGTGAAATATATTCTCTGAATGCCGATGTAATAGAGGAAACTGCACAAAAGCATGGGTTCAGCAGCAGTGAAAACGGCTGGTGGATTTTCCCAGGGACAGTTCTGAAGATTGATGTGCCGTCCGGCGGGGACAGTACGGCAGGCGCGGCGGTAGAATTATCTAGTGCTCCGATATATGTTTCATCAGACGCTTCAAATGTAGCCGCCCGGATAACCGGGACATACTATTTGTATGACGGTATTAATATACTGGGACGGTATCGTATAACCGATAAAAAATCACTTGTTAACGTCAAACCTGTTAATCAGAATGTAATAGGGTGGCTTGACCAAGAGTATGTGTAGGAGGGGATGAATTTGGAACCGTCAAAATTATGCCCAATGTATTCTTTGTATATTTTAACTTCTGAAAATCTGAATATAGATTTATCACAGCTGGTTACATCATTTGACCGTTCGGAGCCTGAAAAACAGATTGCTCAGAAAATTACTGTATCATTTATGAATGTACAGGATTCAAACGGCCGTATGCTGGAGGATTATATCAACGTCCGTGACCGGGTTTTTGTGTATGCCAACGACGGAGAAACTGTTGACGAGGTATTCCGCGGTATGGTTTGGACTAAGCGTTATGTTAACAAACAGAAAAAGGAGATAACCTTGACATGTTATGACCAGCTTATTTATTTTCAAAAAACCGAGGATAATAAATTTTATCCGGAAGGCATGGAAACTGAAAATATATGCAATACGCTGTGCAGTGATTGGGGAGTGTCTCTTGTTTGGAACTATCAGAGCATAACTCACAAAAAGCTTATGCTTACCGGAAAGCTTTCGGATATATTTTTGACGGATATTTTGGCGGAAGTGAAAAAGAAAGTTCATCTACCGGCTGTTATGAAATCAGTAAAAGATGTTGTGTACATAGAAACCGTTGGGTCAAATTCAAAAATATATGAAATCAAGCGCGGAGAAAATGCGATATCCACTACGAGCACGGTAACAATGGATGATGTAGTTACCCGAGTGGTTATAACCGGCAAACAAGATGATGAGGGCTGCACTCCTGTTGAAGCGGCAGTGGACGGCGACACTGAAAGATTTGGGACCATACAGAAAATAATTCGGAAGAATGAGAATACTGAGATGTCGGAAGTAAAAGAAGAAGCGCAGGATATTCTTGACGAAAATGGTTATCCAAAAATGAGATATGAAATTGAAGCCATAGATATACCATGGATTAGGCGCGGTGATAAGGTGAAAATTGTGGCCGGGGACATGGCTCTTGATTATTGGGTATTATCTATTGAACACGACGCTGTTAAAAAGACCATGACACTGAAAACCGAACTGGCGACAAATGGAGAAAAACCGGGCGGAAATTCTGACAAAAACGGAGACACATCCGCCGGAAAAGAACTTAATTTATCTAATACTCCGATATATGTGTCGTCTGACGCGGTTAAGGCAGCCGGGTATGTTTCGGGAACATATTTCCTTTATGATGGTGAGGAAATTTTAGGCCGGTACCGTATAACTGACAATAGGGGTTTGGTAAATATTAAACCGGTTAATCAAAATGTTACGGGCTGGATTGTCAAAGAATATGCGGTTTAGGGGGTTTTTATTTGGATCCGTTTGACAAGCTTACAAACACATTAAACAAAAGAATGAATGAGACTGCCAGTACGATTTATGGAACACCGTTTGAATTAGGAGAAATAACATCGGATTATGGATTAAAAATAAGCCGATTGGGAGCTAATACGATACCTAATTATCTTATAAGCAGCAGTATTGCTATTGATAAGATTGATATAAACGCTCAGACATCACTTGTTGATTCGCATTCGCACACAGTAATGGTTACCTTACCGGAACAGAAGGTTAGACCCGGCGACAGAGTGCTTGTTATGTGGGACGGTATGCAGCCAATTGTAGTATCTGTACTGGTATCGTCAGATGTACTAAAAGGAGGAAGCTGATATGCCAAACTTATTGCCGGCTGAATTTAATAAAGAAGTGATACCGCTAAATGCAGCAAATAAACATCGGATAGGATACAAACGCGGTTTGAAATTTAATGGAGAGAATGGCGATGTTATAAGAGACGGTCAAAACAGAGTTTGTATTGCTTCCGGTATAGAGGAGTGGAAGCGGTGGTGTGAAAATTGTGTAATGACGCAAAGAAACGCATACAGAGCATATACGAGTGATTTTGGAATCGATATTAAGCGTGCTTTAAAAGCGAATAGCCGAATTGAAACGGAGACTATACTGAGACACGAAATTTCAGACGCGTTAATGGCAGATGATTATAAGCGTACAATCAGTGTTAATAATATAGAATTTGATTGGTTATCACCGGATTCGCTGAAAATTTCGGTATCGGTTACAGGTATTGACGGTGCAGCTATTAATTTTACTGTTCCGATTAAGACCGGATAGGAGATGAAAAAATATGGCGAACTCAAATGAATTTGTTATACCTGATTTTATAAAAAACAACAGCGTAAAAGACTTGATGGGAATTATTAAGGACAATCTTCCTGACGATATAGATTTCAGCGAGGGCGGCGATATATGGAATCTGTCATATCCGTTTGCTTATCTTTGCTCTTATCTTATTGAGTTTGAATTGTTAGAAGCTATTAAGCTTATATGGCCTCAGTTTTCATATGGGGATTATGCACTCTATCATGCCGATGTAAGAAATATGAAATTAAGGTCCGGCACATATGCTTCAGGGGAATTAGAGATAACTGCAGGAGACAACGGCGCAGTTGTTTCCTATGGAGATATATTTGCTACTGAAAGCAGAAACGGAAATCCATCTATTGAGTTTTTGGTTACAGAAGACGTTGTATTAAGTGAAAATGAGACCGCGTTAGTGCCGATACAATGCACTGCAGTGGGTATAAAAGGTAAAGTGCCTAGGAATACAATAGTATTAAAAGTTACAAGAAATGATGATATAGTGTCAGTTACCAATCCTGAAGAGTTAAACGGCGGAACTGATAATGAGACAATTTCAAGCCTTATTGACAGAATGGTAGAAGCGGATCAAAAACAAAGAGTTTCGTATATAGGAAACAATAATGATTATATACGCTGGGCGAAGGAGGCAGACGGAGTTGGAAAGGCAGTAATTCAGCAAGCGGCGGCTGATGCAGAGAACGGCTCTACCGGCAAGATTATAATATATATAACTGATACGTCAGGAAATGCTGCGACAACTGAACTTTGCGAGCAAGTATATAATCATATTATGAGACCGGATTCTCCGAGCGATAGATTGGCGCCGCTTTGTTCTGAACAGCTTGAGGTTTTGCCGCCGAATAAACAGGAAATATCAATATCCGCAGTTATAGAGCTTGACGGAACGGTTACTATAGAGTCTGTTAAAGCTGCATATCTTTCATTGCTGAAAGCATATATGAGCGACGCAATGGAGGAGGGTGAGGTGAAGTATTCAAGGGTTGGTTCGATTTTATCAGGTATAAAAGGAGTATTGGACTATGGATGTCTTCTGATAAATCAGAAAACATCAAATATACTGCTTACACAGGCGCAGCTGGTAGTTGTATCGGAATTAAATTTATCAATTGGTGATATCAGAGGTGATAACATTGTACAAAACTGAATTAACAAAAAAGATTCTTACAAGTGAGAACGCAGAGAAAATGTTGTCGATGGTTACACCCAGGTATGGAGACTCATATACAATGCTTCATTTATATAATGCTTTTGGTAAGGTTTTAGATATATTTGATGTGCTTGTGAAAGAATTTAAGGACCAGGTTGTACCGCAGACGGCAACTTGGTCCTTGCCATATTGGGAGATGTCTGTAGGGGTTGCTTGTGATGATAATAAATCTATTGAGCAGCGCAGAAATGCGGTTTTGGCAGCGAGATGGGGCAGGAACGCAATGCCGCCTGAAAAACTTTCCGGGATACTGTCGTTAATTATTGGCGCATCTGTAAGGATAGAAGAGTATACAGGACGCAATAAGTTTACAGTACATGTTATATCAGCTTCAGGAAGTATTAATTTGTCAGTCGGACTTAAAAAATTAGATGAGCTTAAACCGTCTCATTTGGTTTATGACGCTATTTTAAATGCGTCTGATAATTTCAAGTTGAATATAGGCGTCGATATTGCTTATTCAAAGCGGCGTTCTTTTGTTGGATTAAGCGAGCCTGTTTCAAATTGTGAAATAAATAGTGCAGTATATATTGGCGGAGTTTTCGGATATAGAAAAAGGCAAATTACAATTGGTGAAAGAGGCGTTTTGTTTTCGGATTTAGAGAATTATACATGCGGTGAGTTATCAGAGTACACATGTGAACAAATAGAAAGAGGTGATTTTTTAAATGGAAAAGTGGAATAGTTTTAAATTGACAAAACAGGGCTTAAGGCTGCAGGCAAAAGCTCAGACAGGGCAATTGTTAAATATATCAAAGGCTGCAGCCGGGAATGGGTATTTGCCTGACGGAGCGGATATAATTGACTTAACGGATATGGTTAGTCCTGTTGACGCTCCTGTTAATTTAACAGGCAGCAGCGTACTGGATAATGGCATAGCGGCGTTAAATATTCGAGTGGAAAATTATGATAAGCCGTTTTATTTTCGCGAGTTAGGAATATATGCAATCGATCCGGACGACGGCGAAATATTATATGGTTACACAAACTGCGGTGACTATGCTGATTTTATTCCGGCTAAAACAGCTGCCGGGGCGGTTGTTGAGGATATAACGCTGATTGTGCAAATAGGAAACAGCGAGAACTTAACTGTTGATGTATCTTTAATTACAGAGGTCACAAAGGACGAGTTTGAAGCTGAAAAGATTAGGATTGACACATTGTCGGAGGCTCTAAATAATACGGTTCAAGACACATTTAATGGAACAGCGGCTTTTGATTTACCAGAGATTACTTATAAGATGAATGACAGCTTCACAGGCTTTGATATAGTATTTGACGGTTATATTAAGTGTACAATGACAGATTTTACAGAGTTTAATATAAAGTTTGCCAGTGACAATATTTCAAATAATGGATTGAAAACAGAGGCAATTGGAACAGCGGGGCAGAAGAAACATGCTTATTTCTATTTGACTTCGAGCGGTTATATAGTTTCGTTTAAAACTATAAATGATTATTTTTATCCTGAGTCACAAAACTTTAGTGTGCGAATATTTGACAGGGATATGGTGTGGGACGAGGACTATGGCTGGTGTTTGTCGCCTAATACTACAACAGTACCGTCCACAACTAAATCTGTCGGTTATACACTTGATGTTAAAAATTTATTAGGAAAAATGGTAAACTTTTTATTTACTCAAAATTCAGTTGGGGTGAGCGCTAATGAAAACAACGCCGAATTATAAGCTGAAACAGCTTGAAAGTACAGACAAGTTTGACACCGACGTATTGGGATATAACGCTGAGAGGATAGACGGTTTATTAAAAGAAATAGGCGGTTTAGATTTACAGGAGATCACAGCCGAAGAAGTGGAAGCTTTATTTGAATAAACAACTAATATAAATAAATTATAATTTTGGAGGTAATATCATGGCAACAAAAATTTTAGGAATGGAAGCATTAACAAAGTTAGTAGAAAAGATTAAGGCGGTAACGGCAGCGATACCAACCAAACTCAGCCAGCTTACAAACGACAGCGGCTATCAGACGAGTTCTCAGGTATCTACTACAGTTACGAATGCGACAAAGGATTTAGCGGCAAAAACTGATGTAGGAACATTGACAACCTTGACGACAACGGCAAAAAATAACCTTGTGGCAGCGATTAACGAAATAGACGGGCATCAGGATTCAGCTGATTCAATGATACAGGGGCAAGGAAATGATATTAATGGAATAAAAACAAATATTGGTTCATTGTCAAATCTTGATACAACAGCAAAAGGAACTATAGTTGCGGCGATTAATGAAGTTAAGACGAGCACAGACGGGAAAATGACATCGGCTCAGGTTGATTCAAAAATTACAGCTGCAAAGGCAGGACTAGCAACAGAAACATATGTAAACAACAAAGTGTCAAGCGTATACAAGTATAAGGGCAGTAAGGATACATATGCTTCGCTTCCGACAACAGGAAATACCGTTGGAGATGTATGGAACGTTGTTGATAAGAATGGACAGAATTTTGCGTGGACAGGCTCAGCGTGGGACGCATTAGGTGAAACTATAGACTTAAGCGGATATATGAAGAATGACGCATTGCAGGAAATCACAGCGGCCGAGGTAGAGGCTCTATTTAACTAAACCCGGAGGGATATAGATGGCGACAAAGATTTTAGGAATGACAGCTCTGAAAAAGTTAGTAGATAAGACAAAAAAGTATGTCAACGATAAAAAGCTGATAAATGTGATGGAGGGGTCAAGTGCAGAAGGCGGCTACTCTGCTGTCATAGGAGGACAAGGGGTGGTCCCCGGAGTTTGTTCAGTATCCCTTGGCGGTTATTCGAATGCTGTAAATGGTGAGAGAGCGGTTGCGATAGGCGGATGGTCTCTGCTCTGCAACGGCTACAACACTGTGTGCGGTAAAAATAATTTAGAACCAACAGCCGGATATTATTCTCATAATAACGGCGACGGATTTATAGTTGGAAACGGGAC